CCCTGCTGTCTCCGCCTTTGCGATAGCGGCGGAGACAGCAGGGCCGGTCGCTCACGCATCAAAGGTATCGAATTTGCACAGACCTGGGCTTCAAATATCCAACCGCATAAATTATTATCCTATGAATCAGAGCAACCGGGATGCACCGAGCCAGTGAGCCCGAGCCGCCAGAGCACAAGCGACGAAGGAGCGGTGCGGCGGCGGCGAGGGCGAACGGTCGCTTGTGAACAGAATATGACACCTTAGTTCCCTTCCCCGCCGCGCAGGACCTCTCAAATTTAGACCCCGACCCCAAAGGGTGGGCGAGGCGGCCACGTGGGTGGGAACATGCCGCCGCCGAGGCCCAGGCGCTGACCTAAGCCTGGGCCGAGGCGGCGGCCAAAGCGCTGTAAATCTACTCAGCCCGCCGGAAGGCGGCCCATCGGACTATGTACTGCAAGCCATCGCCGTAGACTGCCTAGCAAAGTGAGATAAAGCCAGGCCCACCGGTCCGGCACCTCTCCTTGGTGTGCCGGGCCGGTGGGCCGGTCGCTCCTCAGCATCTACGTCACAACAGGCATTGATCCTTGATTCCCTTGTCTTTGAAATCATAACCTTGCGCCTTGCACTAAGTTATCGTGTTTTGTATATCTGTTTTCTTTTTGTCTTGCATGGCCCTTCGGGAATTGTGGCAAAGAGCCGTAGAAAGCTGTATAGTGGAGGAAAGTATGGAGGTTAGACAGGGATGGCAAATGACGTGTCGGCGTTGGTGAAGCAGGTAGATGTCACGAATTTGTATCGTCGTGCTGAGGTAGAGAGGCGGATCGCTCGTGGGATAGTAGATGGGCGGGATGAGGCTGAGTTATGCGATATGTTAGGGTTACCGTCTGATGATGTGACTGACATAGTGAACCGGCTTAGTGTGCGGGTTCAGGCTGAGGCGGTAGAGATAGCTCGGGTTCAGGCGATCAAGCAGACTGGGGCATTGACGTCATTGTATATGGAAGCTGAGCGGCGGTGGCGAGCGACGGGAGATCCGCGGTATGCTGAGCAGATGCGTGGTGCAATGGCGGATATAAGGAAGATCTGGGGAGTAGATGCGCCTCAGCGGGTAGCGTTAGGCGGGACATTAAATGTGAGGGGTGGTGTATTGGGTGGAATCCTTGCGGGAATTGACGAAGGAACCTTGCGGCTCTTATCCGGCATCTTTGAAGGAAGTGACGGTGGATCAGGTTCGGATGGCGCTGGCGTATCGGAGGTTAAAGGACTTTGCGAAGTTGGCGGCGCCGTTCCCTTGGATAGAGGGGAGCCACATAGACCTGATATGTGAGAAGCTGGAAGCTGTCGAGCGGAAGGAAATGCTCCGGCTCATCATCAACATTCCGCCCGGGTATGCCAAGAGTTATCTGTGCAGTCGCTGTTTTCCGACGTGGGTATTGCTTCGTCATCCTGATTGGGAGTTTCTGCTTACGAGTTACGGTGATGATTTGGCGGAGGAGCATTCTGCGGCGGCTCGGCAGTATTACACATATTGGGCTCCGCAGATCACGGGGGCGTCTGTAGAACAGAGGTCACAGGCTGTTGACAGGTGGCTAGTAGATGCTGGTCCGGCACATTTAGGCGGTGGTATGAGGGCCTGCGGGATCATGTCTGCTGTGACTGGTCGCCGGGCGGATATAGCGGTAGTAGATGATCCGTTCAAGAACTGGAAGGAGGCGTCGTCGGCGGCTCATCGTGACACGGTGATGCAGAACTATAGGTCGGCGATAAGGAACCGTCTGCGACCGAAGGGCGCTATAGTGATTATTCACACGCGCTGGCACAAGGATGATTTGACTGGTCGGTTATTGGAGGAGGCTGCTGCTGGCACAGGTGAGCAGTGGGAAGTATTGAAGCTAGCTGCACGGGCGATGGTTGATGATCCGTTGGGTCGGTTGGAGGGTGAACCGTTATGGCCGGAGTTTTACAATGAAGCTGAGCTCGAGGCTATGGAAAAGGCTACTGGTCATTTCTTCTGGATGGCTCAGCATCAGCAGGAACCGGAAGATCCCGAAGGTCGGCTGTTCAAGCGGGACTGGCTGTTGTATTTCGACAAAGAGGCGGATTATTACTGTCTGCACGGTCGGGCTGGCGATGTTCGGTATCATGAGGCTGAGTGTGTTATTTTCCAGACTGTTGACACTAACGGGTCCAAGAGCACTAGTGCGGATTACTTTGTGATATCGACGTGGGCGCTGTGTCCGGGTAGTGAGTTGCTTCTTCTGGATGTATATCGTGAGCATATCGGTGTAGAAGATCATCTGACTGAGCTTACGGCTGCTTATGAGTTATGGCATCCGGGCTGTCAGTATGTAGAAAACAAGACTTTCGGAACGAACTTGATTGCGGCGGCGCTGGCGGCTGGATTGCCGGTATATGAGACGAATGTGGAAGTAGACAAGCTGACGCGCGCAGTCACTATCTTATCGAAGTATAAGATGGGGATGGTATATCACAGGGCAAAGGCGAAGTGGCTTCCGGCGATAGAGCATGAACTTTTGGAGTTTCCGGGCGGCCGTCACGATGATTTTATTGACACGGCATCGGATGCTGGCATACAATCTGTTGAGCTAGGGGCTGGATTCTTTGAATTACCTACTGTTGGGGGTGCGAAACGTGTTGGAACTAAACTTGGGGCGGATGAAGCTGACTTTCGGTGACAGACCGACTCGGACTCAGGAGAGTGGAGCGGCGCTGAGCAGCAAAGGTGTTCAGAGGTATTACAATCCCGATGATCTTGTAGGCAAAAAGGGCTTAGAAGTATACCAGTCTATGAAGCGCGATGCTCAGGTGAAGGCTTGCTTGGCGATCAAGAAGGCTTCTGTATTGGGGCGTGGTTGGGAGGTTCTTCCGGTTGTGGCCGATGGTGAGCGTGGCAAGGAGGTTGCTGCTTTTTGCACTTGGTCGCTTACAGAGATGAAGGGGTCAGTTCTCCGGCTCTTGTCTGGTGTGTGTGATGCTTTGTCGATGGGTTATTCTATCCATCAGATGCTGTGGCGGGTTGTTCCGTCCGGGAGGTGGGCTGGCAAGTGGTGTATTCAGTCTGCTAAGGGGAAGGACCCGCTTCTATGGGCTTTCGATGTAGACGAGTATCTGAACATCGTCGGCCTCCGGCATAATCAGACTGACAAGGTGTATGCTCCGTCGCGGTTTGTTGTGTATTCGCACACTCCGGAGTATGAGAATCCGTATGGGATATCGGAACTTCGGGCGTGTTATCGGAACTGGTGGAGTAAAGATTTGCTGACGCGGTTCTGGAATCTGTATTTGGAGAAGTATGGTTCTCCCACGGTTCGAGGGACTTTCCGCAGAGGAACGCCGAAGTCTGTTCAGGATGAGTTCCTGAAGGTATTGTCTGCGATCCAGCAGCAGAGTGCGATTGTGATCCCGGAGGACATGAAGGCGGAGTTGATAGAGACTATCAGGCAGGGTGATGTAGGGTATCGGATTGCAGTTGAGTTTCACAACCGAGAGATCGCGAAGTCGATTCTGAATATGACTTTGATCACAGACGATGGTGGTCAAGGTATCGGCTCCTTCGCGCTGGCGAAAGTGCATCTTGACGTTTTGCGGATGTGTTTGAAGTCATTGAAGGAGGATTTGGAAGAGACGGTGATGGAAGAACAGGTGTTGAAGTTGCTTGTTCGTTACAATTTCGGTCAAGATGTCCCGGTGCCGAAGTTTACTTTGGGGCCGATGGAAGATCGAGAGTTATTGCCGTTGTCATCCGGTATAAAGAATCTTGTGGACTGCGGGGTGCTAGATCCGAAGGATCAGTTTATCCGCGAGTTCTTGGGGTTACAGGGCGCTGGTCCATCGCCTGGCCGTCCGGAGGTTTCGACGGTAAATAGGACAAGGCAGGGAACTGGTCCGACTGATGGGAACGATGGTGATGTGAGGGTAGGAACTTAAGATGGCGATAAGTATAACGGCTGCTGAAGTCAAGGCTCGGTTGCATATCGGTGTAGCGACTTACGACACTGATATAGGGAACATCATCACGGAAATGAAAGATGGTCTGACTGGCATACTTGACACCACGGCGATAGTAACCTATGAAGCTGCTTGCGAGTTAGGTATGCGTGATGTAATCTGCGGCGAAGTGCAGAACTATCTTCGGCGTATGCCGGGCTATGGGGAATCGGTCGCAGTCGGTGGTGTGGCGCTCGGTGAGGAGGTAGAGGGCGGCGACAAGCTAATTGAGCGTGGTCTTCTTATCCTGGCTCCTTATACTCACGAGGGTTACGCGAACCTGAACATGGTCAAGGCTGAAGCTGCTTTACGGAAGGTATTGGCTGAGGCTCGAGACGACGATGCGGCGGCGATAGCGGATGCTGAGTTGCTGAAGTTGCAGAATGAGGCGGCGAAGCTCGGTTCCGAGAAGTTGAGAGTCGATGCTGAGGAGTTGAAGACCGATGCTGAGACGGCGAAGCTAACGGCTGAGGAGTTGAAGGTCGATGTTGAGACTGCACGTATAGTCGCTGAGACTACTACTGAGGCGGAGAAGCCTGCGAAGGTGGCTGCTGACGCTGATCTGTCAACGGCGCTGGCGGCTGAGGCTGATGCTAGAGCGGCGATCAAGGGCGTCGAGAAGGCCCGGATGGATGCTGAAGACACATCTATGGCGGATGTGACGGAAGTTCCGCAGGAAGATCATTCTCATCGGGATAGTATTCTTGCCATCGATGCTGAGGAGTATGACCGGTGAGTTTGATATCCGACAGGATAGATCGGGCTATAGACAAGGCAGGTCAGACGCTGGCGTTCACGAAGTTGGCCGGCGCCGGTGGCACTTTCTCGGTGCCCGCCATTGTGCAACCGTTGGATTCGGGCACGATGCGAACGTATTTTGATGACACAGAGGTTATGGCTATTATTCGCCCGGCCGTCAGGGCTGTGTGTAAGTCTGCATCTGGTGTGATAGCTGCTGACACGTTCACACTGGATAGTAAGACTTTTGTTGTCAGGAAGATTTTCAAGAATTACTCCGGTGCGGATGTGGTATCGATAACGGTATTAGCTTCGGAGTCGGCTTAGTCGAGGAGGGCATTATGTCGGTGCGACAGTGGAAGATCAATAAGCCGTTGGCGGTAAAGTATATAAACGCTGCGATCGGTGTGGTAAAGTATCGACTTGGCGCTAAGCCTGCGTTGTCGGTTAAGCCGGGCTATTCAGGTTTCAAGGTGTCGGATTGTTCAGGGTGGGTCCGATGGTTTCTGTATGCCACTACTCCGCGGGATGCTAAGTTGTTATTGCTTCCTGGCTCGTGGCATCAGCAGGAATGGTGCAAAAAGAATCTCGAGCTTTGTCCATATTCCGATTGCGGCAAGCTGGATGGCGTCATTCGGATAGCTTTCATCAATCCGGCT